GCCATGATTATCTCCTTATTGATCTAGTGGAAAAGTATTCCACTCTTTGATTAGGGCAATAACTTCTTCTTCTGTATTGCAGATACTTTTTGTAGTAGCCCAATCGTCTTTTTTATTACGGCCACCAATTTCAACCATCCAGCCGTTATCATAACGATTGATAGTGATGTTTTCATTTACTTTTGCTAGTTTTGCTAATTTACTCATTTGATTTTCCTTTAGGTCGATGTTCTGGCAGAACAAAAAACTGTTCTGTTCCATTTTTTAATGCTTCGATGTATTCTGTTTGCAAAACAGCATCGGGTTTATTTAATTCAGAATTTTTATGTCTAGTTAACAGTATATTAATTTGTTGTATTGTTAATGGATCAAGATTTTTACTTTCTACAGGGTAACCTAATTGTATTAAAAGACAAAACCAATTATATCCTGAAAATATAGATCCTCTTCCTTGAAAAGGTAATAGCCAAAAGTCTTTTAATTTATCTTCATATATTTTTTGAGTATCAGATTTAAATCTAGTTTCTTTAACCCAATTCCAAAACGGAGTATTTTTTTCAGTAGCCATGTAATGCATACTTACAAAATCGATAGATTCTTCAAAAGATACTGCTAATCTTGCATTAAATAATTCAATATCATGTGCTGTATAGAAATCTTGTTCTAATTTATCTAACATTTCGTAAATACCTTTTGTAATCAAAGCAATTCCAGTACTTTCTAATGGTTCTATAAATCCTGCGCTTAATCCTATGCTGACAACATTGTCATGCCACATATTTTTATTATAAAACGGAGTCCAATCGATAACTCGGAGTTGGTCCGGAGTAATTCTATTGTTCCAATATTTGCATAGATATTCTTTTGCTTCATCCACAGATGTGATAGATCTATTAAACACTAAGCCAGATCCGATACGAGATTGAACAGGAATCTTCCATAACCATCCATGATCGACTGCTTCGTTTACTACATATGGATGCATTTCTTTATCTTTATCGATATATTGTACAGGTCCTGCAACAGCAGTATCGCACCACAATCTATTTTCGAGTGTTACCCGATCAGGTGAATCATTCAATAGACCTTTAAATCCGGTACAGTCTATAAACAAATCTCCGGTTATTTCTTGACCGTTTTTTAATATAAGTTTATGTATATTATTGTTTTCTCTTTGAATGTCTACAACTTCGGAATTTATACTTTTTACATTTCGTATACCAACAATTCTTTCTTGTAAAAACAATACTAATTTTCCGCAATTTACATGATATGCATAAAAAAGTAAATTATCTTTATCTATTTTGTTGTGATTAACTGATACGTCATACAATGCTAGTCCATGATCTTTAAAATCTAAATCCTGATTTTTTGACCATAAATCAAAATATGAAAAAGGTGCGCCCGGATATTGCGGATGTAAAAACGGATGCCAAATATTTGGGTTGTCATCTGTCCATCCAGGAAATAAAATTCCGGATTTGTACACTGATTCTAATTCAAAAAACCAATCCTGTATATCAAACCCACAATCAAACATTGTATTCGCAAAACCTAAGATTGTACCTTCTCCTACTCCAATAGGAGTACCGACTTCTTTGTCAACTACGATTATTTCGTATTGTGGTTTTTTGTATGATAACATTGCGGCAGTTAACCAAGCACTTGTGCCACCGCCTACAATTACTACCTTTTGTACTCTAGATGCTTTACTCATATTTTATCACTCTTATATTTTGCTTGAAACGGTTCTGCGTAAGACTGAATGTTATCAGCAATCTTTTTCATATCCCATGCATTGCAGAATTTAAGCATACGGATACCTACTTGATCTACTGTTTTAGGCACAGCATTGGCAGTAATTGTTTCTTTAATCTTTACTTTAATATCATCAGGTTGTGCTGTCAAATCACATAGTTGTACATTGCGTTGATAATCTTCTAAGACTCTGTGTTCGACTCCATTGTGGTCGACCCACCTCTGAAGCATAAGATTGTTCCACGCAAATCCGCGGCTTTTACGGTCTTCGAACGCTTCAGTAAGACCAACTTTGTTTTTAGAACCTTTAGTACGCACACCTGGATACGCCGAGAAGACATTATCACTAGTATCACCACGCATACATTTCTCGAATAGCATCCACTCTGGGTCTTGTGCTGGCTTTGGCTCGCCTGTTTTCTTGTCTTTAACGGGTTTACCTTTGGCATCAAAGATTCCTTCGTGTGTAATATGCAAGTCACCTACACCATTATATTGACTAACTGTCGGACTTACTAACTGTGCAAAATCTCCATCTGTTGAAATAATAACGTGTTTTGCATCTGGATGTGCCTGTACCCACCCTGCAATCAAATCATCTGCTTCTAAGTTTTCATGACGCATTACAGTACAATTGGTCTTTTCTGTAATAAAGTTTTTAAACTCATCAAATGCTTCCCAGAACAATTTATCCTCGTCTTGTTCTTTTTGGGTCATAGCCGCACGAGTTTCTTGCCTATTTGCTTTATAAGGCTTGTAATAGTCTTTGCGCCAGCTACGACCTTCGAGGCAGAATACTACATGAGTGCCGCCAAAATCTTGCCATGCCTTTTTAATACTATTAAACGTGATGTGAAAAGCCATGCCGAGTTTAATATCGGCACTACCTTGTACCACATGACGGGCACGAAAAAATGTATTTGCTGTGTCAACGATAATATAAGTCATTCTACTTGAGCTCTGCCGTTAGGCAATTTACTAATGTTAATAAACCCTGCACTAGATCTTTGGGGATCTTGTCCAGCCTCGATAAGCATGTTTGCGGCCAGTTCTCTAAACCAACGATCTACAATTTCTTCTTCTGGATCGCCATCAAAACCGTAACCTGCTTGTTTCAATTGTACTATAAACTCAGCGTTCCAGTCAAGCTCAAAAAAGCCATTTCTGACATTATCTTTGTTCACATGTGTATCTAGAACAGTAACATATGGTTCACCTCTTTCGGTAGCACGTTCTTTTGGAGACATTTGTGCTAATTTGGCCGCTTGTTCGGCTTCTCTAGCTGTATTCATAGCTACTTCCGTGGCAGCCAATGCTTCTTCTTTTTGTTTCTCGATTTTATCGATACCGAACAGACGTTTAATTAAGTTTTTCATTTTTATCCTTACATGTACAATTACGTCCTTGATTACAATTGCCTGTGCAACTGCTTGGCGGAATACCTTTTATAAATTGATACACCAACAATATTATAATTGCCCACCCAATTGTAAAACAAAGCATAAAGAACATTATGTACCCCATTCGTTCTTGAACAATGGCACTTGTAGTCGATCGCTGTAACGCCAACCTCGTTTCATTGCGGCAAGGGCAACAGACCTAGCATTGAGAGTGTACACAGACTCAACACCACCGACAGGCATAAGGTATACGTGACCTGTAAAGCCCGCTTTTCTAAATTCGTCAACTGCTCGTTCTGCATCTTTAATGTCCTCTTCTGTTGCTACTACTAATTTCAAATATGCTGTTCCGACTTCTTCGTATGTACAAACAATCTCGGGCTTAATTGCATCTTCCCACTTTTCTCCACTCGCTGGCAATTTAGCACTCACTGAAAATGTAATTTCGTTATCAAAACCATTACCTATCCAATCGTGTAAGTATTCCCTAAACTCGGGAGTTAATTGTTGAGTACCGTTTGTTTCAAAGGTGATTTCTTTAAGACCTGCCATCTCAGGATGATCCAACAAGTCTGGATAAGCACGTTGCCATCCTAGCAAAGGTTCACCGCCTGTGATAACAAGATGTTCATCTTGCCATTCGTTATTAGGAAGAATTTCCATAATACGATCTGCAATGGCATCACTAGTAAGCAAAGGGCTGAGATCCTTAAAACTAGGATGCCAACTGGCATAACTATCGCACCCTGTACTAACAAGTGGAAGTTCTTCATATTTGTTATAATGATGTACTACGGTGGCAATATCTTCTGCTTCTGTACTCAATTCGCCTCGTGGCATGCCAAAGCCCCTACAAGAAAAATTGCAGCCA